CATACACATCTTGCCACGCCACAGGCACAGCAAAGAACCTGAAATCTGACACATTCAAATCAAGTCTGGCATTGAACCTGTTAATATTCCAGGACCAGCCCTCAACATAGCCAAAAAACCCTGATGGATACAACAAAGATGGAATGTCATCTATTGAGATAGGTTGACCAAAGAACACGCCCACAAGGCCATTCAAGAGGCTTTCAGTCATAGTTGGTGCATCAATCTGCACTCCAACGTTTTGCAAGATAGGTGATGGATAGGCGTTAAGTAGGACATATCTTTCAGCCACTGTTTCAGCATCAGCCAAGTTCTTTAAATAAGTTGTAATGTTTTCTGTGTTCTTACCATATAAATCAATTGAGTTTGGATCATAAACTTGTGTGGTCAATTGTGATGGATCATAACTAACTATCACATCATTGGTCAAATTGTTTCTAGAAGTCTGAACAGATATTCCACTTGATAACACATTAGTTTTGGGAATGTTCAAGAATCCATTATCAGCCAGATAGGTTGCACGATTGTCCTGGTCTGCGTAACCGATTGTGCCATCTGTTCTTTCATAGAGTTGGCCTTGACCTGAGTCAGCAACAACTGAGGCATAAGTATATGCATTTGATAAAACTCCTGGGTCAGTATATAGATCATAAGTTCCTGGGGTATCAATGTGATCTGCTGTGTACCCTCTCAAATCATTCCAGGTTTCAGTTGTGTAATCAGTCCAAATTTTTGTGTCAGGTAATTCATCCCATGTTGTGGCATATGCTTCATCAAGAATGGCCAGGATTCTGTCACCATCTTTTTGCTCAGGATAGCCATCCTTGTTTATTTCTTTGATGTTTAATTTTGATAGTGGACCAGTAGCAGTTATGTCAGTGATATAAGTTACTTTGGCACTACCGGAATTAAGAACCGATGTTTGAAAGTCTGTGACAAATCCTGTGAATATTGTTGTAGGTGTTCCAGCATAGTTATCTATCTGAACAACTATCTCATCGTTAATGTCAATGTCTGTTGATGGATAATCCAGCATACTTATTTGAGCATATCCACCTGGTGACTGGAAACTTATGTCACTTCGACCCATGACAATATTGACACCCTCAATGGTGTAATCAGTCTTTGCTACTCCATTGACTTTAATAATTGTGTTTGGAAGCCAAGACATCAGTACAACATCGACTTTGATAGTTTGTTTGTCACACCTTGTTTGGCTGCATTGTTTAACGCTGTGGCAACAGTTCTGGCTGTTCCAACTTTATCAACTGCACCAGATATGTTGATGTTAATGTTTTGTGCTGAATCCCTTGCCACTGCTGGAATATATGAGGCAGGGTTTAGTGTGTTTGAAATGTTAAGTAACGCCCCACCAATAAATGAACTTTTGAATGTTTCATAGGCTGAGATTGCTGCATTGATTTTGTCAATTAAGGCTGTAAAGAAATTGATTAGTTTGACTAAGCCTGATTCTGGATCAGTGGCTGCACCAAACTTTGAAGTCAAATCTCCAATTCTTGTTGCTAAGTCTTTGATTGAAATACCCAACAAGTATGCTGCGCCTCTAGTTCCAACAAGATCATCTTGATAGGTAACTGTTCCAGTACCAGCATCATAGAACGCTTTTTTAACACCCTCTTTGCCAGTCAATCCATCGACCAAGCCCTCAATGGCTGGCACAACATTGGTTTGAACAAAACTAGACAGTTTGTCTAAGAATGGAAGTAAGGCATAACCTATTGCCTCTTGAGCATCCTCAACACGTCTCTTAATGATTTCCATCTTGCCTGCAAATGTTTCAGCGTTGGCTGCTGCTGCCCCACCAAAGGTTTCAGATAATACTTTAGTTGCTGCATCAAAATCTTTAGTCTTAATAATGTTAGCATCTAATGGAATACCTAATCGAGTTAATGCACCAATTTGTCCATTGTAGGCTTTGGCTAATGCAAGTGAAACTGTTTCAAGATCGTTGCCTGTTGCAAATGCAATATCTAATGCCAGATTGTTTAATTTTTGTGCTTTGGTTGCATCTCCAGTTGCTCGAACTAAGTTTCCTAATGCTGATCTAAGTTTTGTGTCAGTAACACCTGTGGCGTTTTGGGCTTTAGTAATATATGCCTCAGTTGCTTTAACCTGGTCATCAGTTGCTTTAGTTGTATTCCTTAATGCTTTGGCCAGGTTTTCTTGGGACTGTTGATCTTCAATGGCTGCTTTAACTGCACCCACTCCGATGGCTACTGCTGCACCTGCTGCTGCAACACCAACTGCAAGAAATGCTTTGGCTGCAACTTTACCAGCGTTTGAAATAGATTTGCTGAATGTCATTGTGTCGTTTTCAGCGCCTTTAAGACCTGATGTGAATTGTGCTGTGTCTGCAAGTAAAGCAAGTTTCAGCGTACGAATATCAGCCATGTTATCCTATCCTCTCGCGCCACTCTGATCTTATTCTATCAACTTGATCAGACCAGGCTTTTGTGATTTGTGGTTGTAATCTTTTGAGTGTTGGAAATATAAAGTAACCTTTGTTACCTTTGCCCTCACGTGGTGATCTTGGTGCAAATCTCCGGCCACCATTTTTGAATGGAGTTGGTCCACCAAACTCAACACCCATAACAAGTTCCCCATATTTTGCGCCACCACTAACATTGGCACGTCCAAAGCCACCGACAGTAAATGAGGGTGCTTTATCTGATCTGGAAACTTTAATTGAATCAGCAACAATTTGTCCTTGTTTAGTTCTGGACATAACTGCTGCAACTTCTTGTGCTGCTTGATCAGCCAACTGATTAGCAACTTTTTTCATGTCAGTTTTTGCTATCTCATCCATCTTTCCAAATGCTTTTAAGATGGCTCTAATGTCTGCATCATCAACGCTAATAGATAATTTGTTGCTAGTGCCCCGGCTAGTTGTTTTGGATGTTGATCTAACTGCCATGTCTAATCCTCAAAACTTCTACGATGGTTGAGAGTTGCTCTCCGGTAAGACTCATGAAATTTGATAAGGGCTGGCCTGTTGCTAAAGCCAACTCGATCATTACTCTGTTGAGGCTTCCGGTTGGGTAAAATTTGTCTGTTCAAAGTCCCTTGCAAAGATGTGAACAACTGTTGATTTCCAAGTTTCAAATGAGCCAACTGGACGATCATCAATGCGTTTCTGGATGTTGTAGGCCAGATAGAATTGTTGTTCAATTGATGGTGGTTCACCTTGTTTGATAACACTGTAAAGAGTTTGACCAGTTGCTTTTTCAGCCTCTGCAATATCCCATGGGATAGTCCAGGCCTCAAACTTTTTGCCATTGGTCAATTCCCATTCTACTTTGATTTTAATCATTAGTGACCCCTGTTCCAGGTTAGGCTTTGCTAATTGCTCTGATTGGCAAAGTTACTGTTGTTGTTAATGCATCCGGTGCTGAGCCACCAAAATCTGGTCGCTTTGGTAAACATGCAAGTGTGATCACTTTGCTGTTGATTGTTGCTGTAACAGCAACAGTTGTGGTTGGTGCAGTATCTGCTGCATCCCACAAGTCATCACAGATGCCTACTGAAGCACCCCAGTCTTGCAATATTTCTAATGATACTGAGCCTTTTTCGTTATCAACTACATAATCAACTGTGCCATTTAAGGTTTCAACAGATGCTGTTGCATCATCGAAAGTGATTGTGCCATTGATGATTTGCTCATCGAAATTAACGCCTGCGATTGTAACAGTTATGTCACGACCAGTTTGAATTGTTGTTGCCATGGTTTCTCCTTATGCGTTCCAGATTGTTCTGACTGAAATTTCAGCAGCCAAAACATCTGTTGTGTTTGTTTGTCGTATCCTTGGGCTGGATACTCCAAGTATCTGCCAAGTTTTTGGGATTAGAGGCAATACTGTTTGAATCATTGTCTCTAAATTTATTAGGCTTCCAGGATTGCTGATAGGTGCTGCGACACATTCTAATGTATATCTTGCATAATAAGTTGGACTGTTTCCAAGTGTTGCAATCTCTAACCAAGGATCAGCAGCGATAAGCATGACTGCTGGTGGCATAACTGCTTCAGGTACATGATCATAAACTGAATAAATTGTATTCGCTGTGATTGCTGATTCTAATCCATCACGAAGCGATTGAAGTGTGGCCATTATCCAATAAGACTTTCAACATCAAGATATGGACCAAGTAATCCGATTACACGATTAAGCAAACTGCGACCCATTCGATATGGTCCTGGTACATAATCAAGTGCCTGTTGTGTTCCACCTGGTGCAATGCGTGATTGAAAGATGTCAACTGAGATTGCAAGGATTGCTGATTCAACTGCTGACACATCATCGTATTGGGTTAAGTCGTTGGCTGCTGCTTTACCTGATGGAATGACTGCGTGTCTGTCAAAGTCTGCATGTGTTTGAGTAAATGTGAATTTGTATGGATCTGGTATTTCAAGAATTGTTTTTGTTGCAGTAACACCTAGATGATGTGTGTCAGTGACAGTGACTGTTTGACCAATGTAAAACAAGTGTGGTCGGTCT